TTATTTTGAGAATTCTGCTTTAAGAATTTCTTTCTCTCCATCACTCAATTTCGCATAGGAGTTAATTATCTCTTCCGCACTTCCCTCTCCATTTTGAATTCTTACTTTTATCGAATTAACGAATATTGCTTTTTTCCATGCTTCCATAAAGTCAACCTCCCATTATTTGAGCAAGTGCTACCGACATGGCATCAATCAACTGCCCGTTATTATCTACCTTGCATTCCAAATCACTTTTTTTTAACAGCCTTATTGTAATCAGATTATCAATTGTGGCTGGCGCTGGCGTTACCTCTTCTGAAACGGTATGGCCTTCTTCATCCACAATAGCTGACCGGCCCTCTATAGCTTCTTTAACAATATAATCATTCAGAATGTTATATGTATCCAACTTAGAATAATTCATGTACTGATTTTCGAGAATTTCCTGGTCTGACATTAACGTAAGTGTAGAAAGCTCACTCTCTGTCTTGAAAAGTTTCAACAGGTCAATTTCCTGAACCTGTGATTCCAGGATTTGTATCTCCAATGCCGGAACAGCTGGATATCTTACCACATTAAAAACCGGTATGGATATCCCTGTTGTAGTAACTAATTTTGACATTACTTTCTTCCTCCTTCTTTTGAATCATCTATCCCATTATTGTTACAATCAGATGGCCCACCCACACCACTTTGATGCTTGCCCGGATGTGGCACATTTACCGGAGCATCATGCAGATACGGAGTAGGCTGTTTTTCTTCAAAATCTGGTCCCTTTTTTGTTTCTTTTGACATAATATCGTCCTCCTTGAATAAATATAAAAATTTTAAAAGTTTTTGAGTACCATAATTTGATATGTTATACTGCGCAATACTAATTTTAAAGAAATGCTGACTGTAAATACCTATACTTATTCTCAGCCAATAGAAATTCCGGCCAACTATGGAAAGAAGATTTCTATTGCACTTACAATACCAGATGACTATGTTTTTCTGTGTGTCACAAATATAAAAACAAATGAAGAAGTCGCTTATAGCTATTTTACGGGAATAGAACAAAATGTATTAACTTGCTTTGTCGGCAATGACCGTGAAGTACCAAAAATAATACCTAATGGAATTTCTGTCGATGTGCTGCTGATAAAAAAATGGCGGTAAATATAGTGGATTAAAAATCAATATGATATTCGAGTGTTACTTGCGCGGATGTTACATTCGTGCCGTCAAGATTCATTAACTGGATGCTTCTATTGTCATTGCCGATCCGAATACGCACCCATCTTTGGCCTATAACATCGTAAGCATAATCGTATATAGTTTGATAAGGATTCGCGCTCTCTGGAAGATATCCAACAATATTTCCGTTCGGGATAGCAGATGGATAGCACGTAAAATGCGCAGAGTACCGGAACTGTCCGTTGCTCATTTTGCTTACATTGTGGTAACCATCTGCGACCTGTCCAGTGCTCACACCAGCCACATCTGCAATCGCATGAAATTCGCTTTGAGATTTTTGCGTTATCTTAGTATTGAGCCCATTAACATCCTCTTGCAGCCCGTCTATTATCGCCGTGATTTTAGGCCCCACATCCGCTGCCAAGACCTGCTGCGCGTTGACGCTGTCCAGCACATGGCACAACATGCTTTTTTCTATCATCTTGTTTGCCAGCCGCTCCAGGAATGCATCATTGTTAATCAGCTTATCGAACAGGGCATTGTATACATTCGCATGGACCGGGTCTGAGGTTTCCAGCTTCCTCAATTCCCGGATGAGCGCTGCCTGGTCTTCATTTATCTCAAAATTCGCCATCTTCTCTTTCTCCTAAAAGATATCGTCAAATGCAAAGGTCATCTCTTCGTCATCATCCTTGTTCTTGGCCGCACAGGTGCGTATCATCACCAGGTCGCCCTCTGCGTCACACAGCGCCATCTCATTAATGGCCGTGTTGGCCAGTTCCTCCCGGGATAAGGTACAGATGTACCGGAAGTTGGTGTCCGTCACCTGCTCGATGCTGCTCAGGTCCTTCCGTAACAGCTCGTTTTTCAAGGTGTTGTCATCCTCTGACGGCGTCCCGCCCGCGCCGTTTCCAAATGCCATCTGTGTGACTGCCGGCAATGCCTTGATGCCCGCCCTGGCCTTCAGTATCTTGTTCTTGCTCAACTTGGTTATCGTGGTTGTACTTGCCATCAGATTTCCTCCTCTATGACTTGTGCATCCATATGTTTGGCTCCATCATTGTACGTGCTCCCATCATGGATTCTCCAGTGATGCCAGGTTGTACATGTCAGCCTTCCCTCCTCATTCTCCTCCATCCGGCTGCGTATGTGCAGGTAGGGCAGGTGGTTTCCAATCACATTGTCATGATGGATGCTTCCATCGTTGTTGTGCTCCCCGTTCAGGATGTTATTGTTGTACCAGCGTACCTCCGCCCGTATCAGGATGTTATGGAGGCGGATGCGCTCTTCCAGTCTTGCGTCCACCCGGTACAGAAAACGGTAACGGTCCAGTCCGCTTACCTTCTTTACCCGCCGTACCTCCCGGCGGATGATATCATGGCCGATGTCAAAGGAATCATCTATATCCCGGGACAGGATGACATAAAATTCCGCCCAGTGCTCCCGGCTGCCCTCCAGGTCATACGCCGGCACCATCTCCACATCGGTAAAGCCCAGGGACCGCACCGCCTGGAGCGTGCCCGCCTCCGTCCCTCCAAGACGGCAGGTGTCTGCATACATCATCAGCCGTACCCGGAAGTTTTCCCAGGTTTCGCCCTCGTAGCGCGTCAGTTTCCGGTCCAGGCCATGTTCCGGTAGCATCCGTGGGCTGGCCGTCTTCACCATGCCTTCCTCCCGTGCCCGCCGGAGCATGGTCTTATTTTTGTCAAACAGCCGCCCGGTCACTTTGAAATAGATATACCACTGGTTCCCGGCCTTCCTAACCTGTTTGAAGGGCGTGGACAGCAGGTAATACATATATTCTCCGAATGTCTCCAGCATGACCCCTCCTATGTGTTCTTTACCTTGACCGTGATACTCCCCAGCATGACCACATTCCCGGCTGTCAGCTCCACGTCCACCGCGGGGGCCGTGAATACGGTCTTACGGTAGTCCGGTATGCTCTGGCGGAGCACGTATCGGATGTCATCCTGTAAGAATAAGTTGAAGTCCGTCCGGTTGGACAGGGACATGGCTCCTGCTATCAGGGACCGGGCCGTTTCTTCCACATCCGTCACCCCTGCCCCCTGTTTAAGGTACAGGGTGATGTCCACGTCCTGATAGGTGATGGTTCCGGACTT